CTATTCAAACTCATGATGGATTGTATGATGAAGCTAATAAAAAATATCTAATTAACTTCTCCCCAGCTACTAAACCTAGAACTGCTCTTCCTTATATTATTCACCAAGCAGATTTGATGGCAGCTCGTATTGAATTTGAAAAAGAATGGCTTCCAACTTTTAAAGGAACTAAAACTGAGGTTAAAAAGGAAAATTTTACCTTAACTAAAGAGAAAAAAACTCCGGTTAAGCAAAAGGCTTTAAGCAGTATACAAAGTGTTAATTTAAAAAATATGTTAGATAATCTATGACAACAATTATAATTAGTATATTAGGTTGTTTGGTTGTAATCTTAGGATTTACAACCTTTAACCTTTTAAGAAAAAATGAGAAACAAGAAGATATCTTGTTAGGGTACCAAACATATTTAGATCAAATTTCTAAAGCTATTGAGTTCGCTGATGAAAAGATTAAAAATATAGATAGTAGAGGTATTTTTAAGAATGATGATGAAGTTGGTTTTATATATGAAGAAATAAAAAATTTACAACATCTTCTATCAAATTTTAAAATAGATAAATTATGATAGAGGAAGTTGTAAAGAAAAAAAAACCATCATCAAATAATTATTTTACTCAAGAAACTGAGGATGCTATAGTGGCCTATAATAGGGCCACTTCCTCTAATGAAAAGGAAAAAATTTATCATAGACATATTCATTATGCCTTTTTTAAATTAACAGAAAATATTATTCATACTTTTAAATTTTACTATACTGAAGTAGATAATATTGAAGATCTTCAGCATGAAATTATAACTTTTCTCCTCCAAAAAATCCATCTCTTTGACCCAAGTAAAGGAGCTAAAGCTTATTCATATTTTGGAACAATAGTTAAGAGATATCTTATAATTCAAAACACTAAAAATTATAAAAAAAGAGTAGATAAAGCCCCAGTTGAAGAATTATATAAGGATCTTAACCACTCTTATGAATTAGATACTCCTCTTAACCAAACAGATGCTATATCAGATTTTATAGACCAATATGTAGAGTATTGTTCTGATAATATTTATGAACTCTTTCCTAAAGATAAAGATGCCCAAGTAGCTGATGCTATATTAGAGGTATTTAGAAGAAGAGAAGGTATAGATATTTTCAATAAAAAAGCCCTTTACATCTATATCAGAGAAATGATAGATGTTAAAACCCCACATATAACACGTGTTGCAGATCGTTTAGGCGAAATATATAAAGAACAATATCTTTTTTATTTAGATAACGGATATACCAATTTTTAACCAAGATATATTTATAATCATGGGTAAATTTGATAAAAAAATATTTGGAAAGGTAACTTTCTCTAATCTTTTAGAAGAAATTTATAACAACCAGAAAAAAAAAGAAGAACAAATTTCCATTTTAATTCATGAACTTAAACCAATGGTTCAAGAAATTGGGGATGCTACTCTTATAGTTCCTTTAATAAAGGAATATCTTGAAATAGGAGTTAAAAATGATGAAGCCTTAATTAAAATGGCTACAATTGTTCAACGAGCTATGCAGGCTGAAGAAGGAGGAGAAACGTTTGGAATGACGGAAGCTGAAAAACAACAGTTATTAGATGAAGTAAAAAAATATAACGAAGGTAAAGATAAAAAATAATGCCTAGAATATATCAAGGTATTTCTACTTTAACTAGAGCTATTGAAGGTAATACAAATCAACCTTCTTCCCAAAAAAGTAAAGAAATAATTTATGTTAGAGTATTAGATATTATATTAGATAATACTCATCCTAAATTTTCTGAATATGGGGAATGGAATGGTATTGGGACTATTTTTTTTGATAGTGTCCAATTTCCTTTTGCTACTGAAACCGCTAATGTAGCTATACCTTTATCATCAAATTATAAAATATACCCTGTTATAAATGAGTTAGTCCCTATTATATTTTTAGCTTCTTGGGACTCTCAAACTAATACTAGTTTAACCACAGCTTATTATTTACCTCCTATAAATGTATGGAATAGCCAACATCATAATGCTATCCCTGATCCTACTAAACAACCCAAAGATAATACCCCTTCAGATTATGAAGATGCTATTGATGGATCTTCAAGAGATATAAGAAGGGTTAATGATGAATCTACTGATATTAATTTAGGGCCAGGATTTAATGAACAAATAAATACTCGTCCTCTTTTGTTTAAATCCGGAGATAATTTAATTGAAGGAAGATGGGGTAATTCTTTAAGACTAGGTAGTTATATTAAAGATAATACAAATTATCCTAACTTAATTATTAGAAATGGACAACCTTTGAATTTAATTGGAGATAGTTGGGTTCCTATAGTTGAAGATATAAATAAAGATCAATCTTCTATTTACCTAACTTCTAATCAAAATGTAGATATAGAAGTATCAAGTAAAAATTATAATAGTTATACTGAACAACCTATATCTCCTAAAGAATATGATAAAAATCAAATTATATTAAATTCTGGTAGATTATTATTTAATACAACTGATAGTGATATTCTTCTTTCATCTAAAAAATCAATAAATTTAAATAGTGTCAATTTTGTAAATATTGATACTAATTTGATGGTAATTGATAGTGCTGGTATATTTTTAGGTAGTAAAGAAGCAACAGAACCTTTATTAAAAGGAAACATCACAGTTGATATTTTGTTAATTTTAGTTAATCAATTAGCTAATTGGTTTGAAATTTTTAGTTTGACTAATCAAGACAAATTAGCCCCTCAAGCCGCTACAGCTAAACAATTAGTAGATATTCTAAAAAACCAAGTTGCGGCTCCTTTAAAAAATAACTCTAGATCAAAACAAAATTTTACCATATAATGGCTGAAAGTAATGAAATAGATGTTAATAAGGTTAAAAAATCAATTCCTGAAGATTTAAAATTAAAAGGAATTAGTGCTTTACGCCCTATTATAATTAATAAAGGATTAACTATAGTTAATACTATGGTACCTCCTTTACAAAAGGAATTAACTACTAAATTTTTAGGAGAGGTCTGTCCTAGCCCTAAAGAACTTGAAAGACTTATAATATTAAGAAATAATATAGTTACTCAAGCTAACTCTATCTCAACTTTTTTAAATACAGTCACTTTAAGTTTAGGATTAGCCTCAACTTTATTAAGTACTATCTTAACTATATTAACTATAACAAAAACAGCAAAAACAGTAGCCCAAACTGCAGTCGCTTTTCTCCCAATAACCCCAGGAGCTGTTCCTTCTACTTTAGGGACTGTGGATGATACTATAACCTCAATTACTTTAGATACTAAAGGTAATTCAAGATTACAACCTATAAAAGATGCTATTGATGGTTTATTAATACCAATATCTATCTTATCTTCAGCTGTCGCTCTTTTAGTTTCAGCTTTAAGTAATTTAGACACAGCTATAGCTAAATGTACTATAAATCCTTCTCCTAATCCTGAAGAAGGTAATGTTACTTCTATTAAGAAAGTAATTAAAGGTCCAATCTTAAAATTAAAAATCCAAAATTCTGGAAGAAATTATAAAGATGGAACTTATACTAATATTAAACTAAACGGTGGAGATGGTTCAGGAGCTACCGCTACTATTATAGTATCTGGTAATAAAGTTATTAGGGCTCTAATTGAAAATGGAGGTAAAGATTATACAAAATCAACTTTTGATCCTTCTTTAGGTTTTCAAGAGCCTAAATATCTAACAGTAAGTAAAGGAGTTTTAGGGAGTAGTCCTCTAAAATTTGATACTGAAACTGTTGATTTAAAAAATAAAATAAGAAAAAAATTAGAAAAAACTCAAGTTGTTGGTGATGGATTAATTTTAACTGTTGAAGAAATAGGAGTAAAAGATGGAAAAGAAGTTGATGAAGTTATAACTTCTAAACCTACAACTTCTTCCCCCCTACAAGTAATTGATCCTATAACCCAAACTCCAATCCAACTCCCACCCCTTATACCCCTAAACCCAGACCTAAAAGAAATAGCTAAAGTCCAACAAGAGGCTTCTCAAACCTTAAATGATACTACTTATCAAGGATTTATAATAGAAATAGAAGAAGTACCTTTTTCTCCTACTGTAAATAGAAGAAGAGCAGTTGGGTTAAATTCTCAAGGTATTAAATTAATTGAAACTGAATTATCCTTTACAACTGATAGAGAACTTTTGATTAATGAATTAAAACTTATTATTGATAGAGATAACTTAAAAGCATATTAAATAAATATTTATAAACAATGAAGACTAATACTTTCAAATCTATAATCAAAGAAGCTGTTAGAGAAGTTATTAGAGAAGAATTAAGAGAAATTTTATTAGAAGCTGTCAAAGCTCCTAAACAAGTAGTTTCTGAATATACTCCTCCCCCTCAATCCTATTCTTCTACCCCTTCTTTAACTATGGAACAAAAAAGAGAACAGTATAGAAACATTTTAGGTGAGACTGCTACTGGCTTTACAACCCAAAATGTAGCTGAGTTTAATCCTAGAGGAACTATGCCCGGCTCTGATCTCCCAGCCGGTGAGTTAAGTATGAATCAGATAATGAATTTAATGAATAGATAATGGCTATAAAACAGACCAACATATTTCCTATTGATTTACAACCAAGAAATGCTGTTGGTTTGTCTTTTCCCTTCTCAAACTCAGCTGTATCAGGATCTATCCCTTTTAAATTAAATTATACAACTCAAGATCAAATAAAATCTAATATAGTTGTATATCTTTCAACTAATAAAGGTGAACGCCCTTTAAATCCTAACTATGGAGGGGGATTAAAAAACTTTCTATTTGAACAACTCTCAGCTAATACTTTTTCAGACGTTGAAAGTGTTGTAAGAAGAGAATTAGCCTCTCAGTTTCCCCAAGTTACTTTAAAAAAAGTTGAAGTTTTAGGATCTCCTGATAGTTATACTTTAACTGTAGTTATAACTTATTCTGTTTTTAATAATGAAACAGATACTTTATCTATAAATTTTAACCCATAATAATGGCTGATATTAAAACAAATAAAGATATAAAGTATATTAATAGGGATTTTGATTCTTTAAGATCTTCTCTTATTGAATTTTCAAAAACTTATTTCCCTACTACTTACAATGACTTTAGTCCTAACTCTCCTGGGTCAATGTTCATTGAAATGGCTTCTTATGTTGGAGATGTTTTATCTTTTTACTTAGATAATCAAATCCAAGAAACTTTTTTACAATATGCTCGTCAAGAATCTAATCTATATGATTTAGCTTATATGATGGGTTATAAACCTAAAGCTACAGGTGTAGCTATTGTTGATATAGATATTTATCAAAAAGTTCCTGCTAAAAATAATGGGGATGGAGTTTATGTACCTGATTATGATTATGCTTTATTAATAAATAATAATGCTATTGTAGGCTCAAACACTGGAAATCCAATAAAATTTTTAATTCAAGACCCTATAGATTTTTCATTCTCATCCTCATTAGACCCTACTGAAATAACTGTTTATGAAGTAATTGGTTCTGATCCTTCTTCTTTCCTCTTAAAGAAGAGACGAAAAGCCCTCTCAGCTTCTCCTAAAACAACTACATTTACTTTTACAGATGTTCAAAGATATCCAACTGTAACTATCACAGATACTAACATAGTTGGGGTATCTAGTATTATAGACAGTGATGGTAATGAGTGGACTGAGGTTCCTTATTTAGCTCAAGAGACTGTATTTGAGCCTATTAAAAATAAAAATCCTTTTGGTCCTGATCCTAACGCCCAATCTAATTCTAATGAGGTACCTTATATTTTAAATTTAAAAAAAGTACCAAGAAGATTTGTCACTAGATTTAAATCTAAAACCCAATTAGACATACAATTTGGAGCTGGAACTAACCAAAATAATATAAATGAAGTTATAATACCTAACCCTGATAATGTTGGAATTGGTTTACCTTCATCACAAGAAAAATTAACAACAGCTTTTAATCCTTCTAATTTTTTATATAGTAATACTTATGGTATAGCTCCTTCTAATACAACATTAACTGTAACTTATTTAATAGGAGGAGGAGTAACAGCTAATGTTGAGTCAAATGTTATTAATAGTATTGTGAGTGCCGATATAAAATTTCAAAATTCTAACTTAAATAACACCTCTAACCTAGCCCAAAACATATTCAATTCAGTATTAGTATTAAACCCTACCGCGGCTACTGGAGGAGATGATGGAGATAATTTAGAAGAAATTAGGAATAATGCCTTAGGTAATTTTGGAACTCAATTAAGAACCATCACCCAAGAAGATTACCTAGTCAGATCTTTAAGCCTACCCTCCCAATATGGAACTATAGCTAAAGCTTATATTGAGCCCGAAAAACTAGAAAACCTCCTCCCAGGCGAATCTCCTTCAACTTTAAATTTATATGTTTTAAGTTATAATGCTAGTAGACAACTAATTATAGCTTCTCCTACTTTAAAACAAAATCTCTCAACTTATTTATCTCAATATAGAACTATTAATGATTCTATTAAAATAAAAGACGCTTTTATAATTAATATTAGTGTTGATTTTGATATTATAGTATTACCTAATTTTAATAGTAATCAAGTTATAACAGATTGTATATTAGCTTTACAAAATTATTTTAATATAGATAATCAACAAATCAATCAACCCATCCTATTAAGAGAAATATATATTTTATTAGACCAAGTTAAAGGAGTTCAAACTGTAGATAATATAAAAATATCAAACAAAAGTGGTTTAGCTAGTGGTTATTCCCAATATGCTTATGATATAAATGGGGCTACATTAAATAATATTATCTATCCTTCATTAGATCCTTCAATTTTTGAAATTAAATATCCTAATGTTGATATTAGAGGTAGAGTTAAAACTTTATAATTATGGCAGTATATAAAATTTTTCCAACAAAAGACACAACTATATATTCAAGATACCCTGTTAAAAACACAGGGTTAGACTCTATTATAGAAGCTATAGCTGACTTTTCAACAGGTACTGCTCATGTTAGTAGATATTTAATTCAATTTTCTCAAGAAGAAATTAATTCTATTATTGATAGTAAAATTGGTACTTCTTCTTTTAAAGTTAATTTAAAAAATTATATTTCTAATATTGAAAATCTTAATCTAGACACAACATTAGAAGTCTACCCAATATCAGGATCTTGGGGAATGGGAACTGGTAAATTTAATGATAATCCTGAGATAGATAATGGATGTAGTTGGGTATATAGAACATATTCTGGGTCAAATGCTTGGACTGTCTCTGGTTTCTCTCCGTATGTTACTGCTTCTTATAGTAGTGTGATAGGAGGAGGTACTTGGTACACTGGTTCTTCTTTAGGACTAGGTATTACCCAATCCAAAGTTTATAATTATAATAGTAGTAAAGATTTAGATGTAGAAGTAACTAATACTATAAAAACTTGGTATAGTTCATCTAAAGGATTAGGTGGTTTTACCAATGATGGGTTTATTATTAAACAAAGTGGAGCCGATGAATTTGTAAATAGTTTATCTAAACAAACTAAACTTCATTTTTATTCTATAGATACTAATACAATCTATCCCCCTGAACTTCAATTTCAATGGGATGATTTTAATTATTCTACTTCATCTGCTCAATCTGTTATTGATACAACTCAAATGGTTGTAACTTTAGCTAATAATCCTATTGAATTTAGACGTTCTGAAATATACAAATTTAGAATTAATTGTAGACCTGAATTCCCAACCCGAACCTATCAAACCTCTTCTATTTATACAACCAACTATTACCTGCCAGAAACCTCATATTATGCTATAAAAGACTTGGATACTAATGAGTTTCTATTTAACTTTGATGATACTTACACTAAAATAAGTGCTGATAGTTCAAATAGTTATTTCACTATCTACATGAATGGATTAGAACCTGAAAGATATTATCAAATCTTATTAAAAGTAGTGTTAAATGGAGAAACTATAATATTAGATGATAATTATTATTTTAAAATAATTAATGGATGAAACAGGTAGATTTAAACAAGATAGTTTATGATAAAACTAAATATGGGAAAACTATTAATAATCAGTTTAATGAATTAATTCCACCAACTGAAGAACCTGCTCCTCCTCCAATAACAGTAGATCAATTTTTTCAAAATTATAATGAAATATTTTATGATATCCCAAAAACTGGAGATGTCAACTCTCATGAATATTTAATTAGACAAAGCTCAGAATATGTTAATGCTGATGTTATTAATAATGATATAACAGCTTTATTAGAAGAAATAAATAATTTAAGAAGAGAATTATTTGAGTTAGAAGAACAAAGACTTAGAGAACAAACTCAAAATATTCAAGACGCTATCAATAACGCGAACACAATTTAATTATGGCTAATACAGTAGTAACAAAAATATCAACTTCTGTTTTTGAGGAATATACTCCTAAAGATCTTAAATTAATTCCTTCTTTTGATACTATATCTCAATTTAAACCTAATGATGATGTAGTTGAGTTTTCAATATATAATGAGCAAAATTTATTAGAATATATTTCCTATAATTATAAAGATTATTCTATAATCCATGATTATAATGCAGGGGAAAGTATTGTATCTACTATTAATATTGACCCTGAAAAAGATGTTTTAAAAGCAGGTTTTGAATATGGTAATTATACTGCTGTATATAATTTTTTAAGAAATGAATTAAGTTCTTCACAGTCATCTTCTTTCTTTATTCAAGAAATTAGTTCTGATAGAACTGAATTAAGATTAGCTACTAATAACTTAACTAATCAAGAGATTGAATCTGTTGTAGCTTCTTTTATTACTGAGTTAAATGATTCTCCTTATTTTGAAGACTTTCATTTAAATTTTGGTAATAATAATATTTTTATAGCTAACAATATAGCTCTTGATAACTCAAATGAAAATCAATATACTGTTCTAGTTAAACTATATGAACCTTTAGATATTCAATTTGAATTAAAAGATACTTTATGGATAGTATTACAAACAGCTGAAGCTGTATCTTTTAATATTAGATTTGCCCCTAAAGTAGTTGAACCTGAACCTTCCCCAAAACTTAGAGGTCCTAATTTTGAAATTCAATTAAAAGATGTTGTTAATAATTCTACTCCCTATGAAAATCTAACTTCATTAACAACTACAACCCTAACTTCTTCTTATAATGAGCTACAAAACCTACTAGCTCAGAAGGGAGTAACAGTTAATATTAATTATAGTGATTTTAATGATTTTGTTTACTTTTCTTCAGCTCAAAATAGAGTAGAAAATTTTTATTATAAAGTAGGATTAATTGAAGAATATCAAAATGAAATTAATGAACTTATTTCATTAACCCCTTCAGACAACTCTTCTAATATTATTTTATTAGAAAAACAAATAGAAAATATCATTAAGAATTTTGATGGTTATGAATATTACCAATACTACTCATCAGGTTCTTCAGATATATATCCTAAAACTAATTCTACACCTCCTTATACTTTAGCTTCTACTGGAAGTGCCTCTTCTTTAACATGGTTAGACACCCAAATTATTTCAGGATCAGAATATGATACTGAAAATCCTGATAGGATAGTCAATAACTTACCTTCTTTTGTAAAAGATGATAATACTAATGCTCCCTTCTTTCTCTTTATGGATATGGTTGGGCAGCATTTTGATAATATGTGGGTCTATACAAAAGATATAACCAATAGATTTGACGCTGATAATAGACTAAATTATGGTATATCTAAAGATATAGTGTCTGATGCTATTAAAAGTATGGGTGTTAATTTATATCAAAACAATTTTTCATCAGATGATCTTTACTCAGCCTTATTAGGTATAAATGGTTCTGGAAGTTTACTTCCTCCAACTGGGTCTGAAGTAATTACAACTTATGTGACTGCTTCCTCTGAAGTCACTAAATTAGATGATGTAAATAAAGAAATATATAAAAGAATTTACCATAATTTACCTTATTTACTTAAGAAAAAAGGTACAGTTGAAGGTTTAAGAGCCTTGATTAACACTTATGGTATTCCTGATACTATTCTTAGAATATCTGAATTTGGAGGTAAAGATAAAGATAACACAAATGATTGGGATTATTTCCAAAATAAATTTAATTACGCTTTATTTTGTAGTGGAGTAGTTAGTAATATTCCTCTCACTGATGATGTAAATATGTCTTGGGATGTAAATTCATTATGGAGTTCTCCTAATAATAAACCCCAAACATTATCTTTTAGATTTAAACCTTATTCTTTCCCTTCTTCAAGTAGGTATCATATATTAGCTACCATTGATGCTGACCCATCCTCTCCTTACAACTCAGGATTTATCACTTTAACTTACACAGGATCAGGTAACTCTAGTTCTTCTTATTCTGGGGCTATTCCATCTTCTTCTAATCAATATGCTACTTTAACATATTGGAGTTCTGGCTCAACTCTAGGTACTAGTTCAGTTGTATCTGTTGTAGCTCCTTTTTATGATGGTAATTGGTGGTCTTTTACCCTATCATCAGGAAGCACTTATACTTTAAGAGTAGCTAATAAAATATATAACGGGAACGATGGCTTTCAAATAGGATATACAGCTTCAAATTCTTCTATTAATAATAGTCTAGCTTGGGCTGAATCTACAATCCTATATGTACCTTACAGAATTACCCCAACCTCATCCCCTAACCCAGTTAGATTTGGTGGGAATACTTATGTTCCATTTACAGGATCTTATCAAGAATTAAGATATTATAATATAGAATTAGGTGAAAATGAATTTTATGATTTAACCCTAAATCCATATTCTATTGAAGGATCCACCCCTTCTTCCTCAGCTGAAAATCTTATTTTTAGAGCCCCATTAGGATCAGATTTAAATACTAACATAGGAACTTTAACTTCAATCCATCCTAAAGTCACTGGGTCTAACTCTACCCAATCTTTTACAATTAATAGTTCTTATGGATTAACTAATCTCAATTTAGGACTTAAATTTATTCCTAATACTGAATTTATATATTATGACCAACCTGCTGTTGGCATTCGTAATAGAATTTCTCAAAAAATAAGAATAGAAGATAATCTTCTCCCAACAGGAGATGTCTTAACTCCCTATAGAACTATACAACAAAGATATCCCAAAAGTGAAAGTTATACCCGAGATGTAAATTATGTTGAAGTAGCATTTTCACCCCAAAATGAAATTAATGATGATATTAATTCATCAATGGGGTATTTTAATATTGGAGAGTATATTGGAGACCCACGTCAAGTATCTGAATCTTCTTATTCTTACCCTGATCTAGATAGATTACGTAATTCCTATTTTGACAAATATTACAAGAATTATAATTGGAAAGATTATATAAGACTTATCAAATATTTTGATAATTCCTTATTTAAAATGATCAAAGATTTTACTCCCGCCAAATCTGGTCTTTCAACAGGAGTAGTTATAAAACAACATTTACTTGAAAGAAATAAACAGAGACCAGCCCAAGTTGAAATTTCTCAACATGATTATAGTGGATCTATTTACTCACAACAAATGTGGGATCCTGCAACTGAAGATACTTATATCTCTCACTCAAGAATAAGTAAAATAAACGGGGGAGCTGGTGGGGTGTTCAATTATATCAATGTGTATAGTTCATCCATTTTAAACACAGTATCCCCACAAATAACACAAAGTTGGACATATGGAGTGAGTGGTCCTGCTGGAGGATTTATTTTAACTCAATCATCTCAAGATGAATTTTATAATGGGGAATTAAGTGGATCTAAAATATTAGCTACTAATGGTAATCTAAATTTAGATAATCCTTATTTAGAACCATCTACTACAGAACATACTTATAATATTGTTAAAGTTTTTGGTGATGGATCTGATAATAGAGGACAAGAATCTTCTTTATTTGAATCTCAAGGGGGACAAGGTTATACTATGTTTACTCTTGACATCAATACACTTTTAGCTATTAGTTCAAGTAATACTGATCTTAAAGATGTTATAACAGGTAATTATTTAGCTTTAGCTAAAAAACAAGGTAGCATATTTGTTGGGACTTCTACTCTTAGTGAAGTAACTGATATATTTGTATCTAATGAAACTTATAATTCTCCTTTTTACACTGGAGTACCTACAAGTTCAATATTTAATAGAGCTACACCTTTAATTAAAATTAAATCTCATGTTCCCCCTTATAATGAAGTTGTTTTTGTTTTTACTTCTTCTTCATTAAATGGGGGAGGGGGAGGTGAATCTTATAATGTTCAATTTCAATCTTGCTCCATTGTAGGATCATCAAACACACTTCCTGATGATGGTAGTAATGTTGAAGTATATTTTGATAGTTTTATACCTAATAATACATTACTACTTCGTGATTTTATTGATAGACCTATACCATCTAGTGGGTCATTATATTTATTTTATGATAGTGGAAGTAATCTATAATTTATAATGGCTACATCAGGAGTAAAAAGAATAAAAATATCTAGTATAGATAGAGAAGGATATAATAACTCATCTAAATTCTTAGATTTAGAAGAACTTGTTATAAATCATCCTAAAGGTATAGATGATATTAATAATATAGGTATATCTGGTAGTAATATTTTAGGGGGACCCACTTCATATCCTATAACTAATACTAGGCAAAATGTTAATGATTTTTTATTTACCACAGTTCCTACCTCTCAAAATAGTAACTTAACTCAAACTATTATTCCTGACATAGCTGTTTATGCTACTTCTAGTAATGTGAGCACACCTCTTCCTATTAATAATATTAAAGTTATATCTACTAGACAAAGTCAAACTAATGCTAGTTTCTCATCTCCTGAAGTTCAATGGGCTGGAAATTGGACTACTTTATATTTCCCAACTTCTTCTTCAAGTAATATAGCGGGATGGTTTGAAAGTTTTGTTGGTGATAATACTTCCTTTTTTTATCTAAAAGATATCCCAACAACCCAATATAAAATTAAAATATATGGTAAGATAAGAAGAATCGGATCATCCTCACCCTCAACCCAGAGTTTATATTGTATGGTGAGTGATTATAGACCTAGTGATAATTTAGGACTTTATTATATAAATCCAACCCTAATTAACCAAATTTTTCCTTTAGGATACCAACTCCAATCTACCTTAATCTCAGCTTCAAATAATCAAGACCAAAATATTAATTTTGAATTTATAGTTACTCAATCATATTCTAGAATCCTTAATAAACCTATAGGTCCTTCTTATGGACCTACAGTATATGCTTTAGGTGGAACTTCAACATACTCTTTCCCAACTTGGAGTCTAAGTTTAGGAGTAGGCACAGGATCAACTTCTTTTTCAGAACTATATATCTCCCGCAGTGGACTATTTTTAGAAATAACTCCCTACCCAACTACAAGTTTAGCTCCTACTATAGATATAATAAACACTTCATCAGTATCTTACAGCACTACTAAACTATATGCTGGTAATATCTTCCCATTTGCAGGTGTTAGTTGGAGTGTTATAGTACCTGAATTTACAACTGATGTAGCTGAAGCTTCTTTAACAGTAGGAAACATAGATACTTGGGTTAAAGCAGGCTACATATCCGCCTATAATATAACTAATTTTCCATCTAACTCATTCTATAATAGTAATTCTACTTATAAAGGATTTAGAGTAGCTAGTCTTCTAACTACTTCTTCATACATTCCATTAGTTGATACTGATGAAAATTATGCTACATCTGAGTTTAATCCTTTAATTAATAATGTTGATTTGCCACCTCAATCTGTGTTTTACTATGATTTAGATTATTCAAACGGAATGTCAACTCCTATTAATCTATCCCAAGTTAATCAAGGCTCAGCTGAAAAAGCTAGAATAAATGATTCAAACTATTCAAGAGAAAGTTGGAATAATATAAGGTATAGAGGATCTCGTGTAACATCACCTGGAATAAACAAAACATAAAATGAGTTCATTTGAAGAAAATCAATCTATAAGTTATTTAGGCACCCAAAACGCCCTAAAAAGCCTCCCAGTAGTTGAACAATTACAAGACTATTTAATTGTTTTTAAAGATGTTGGAAGTTCTTCTCCTGAAGTTATAGATAATTCTTCTTTTTTTATTACTTATTTAGTTGATTCCCAAGGCACACCAATAAAAATCTCAGCTGAGAGTATAGCTCTTTCTAATCTTATTCAAAATTTTTCTGATCAAAATGAAGTTATTATCAGAGTTGATCAAGCTACATCCTTAAATAAACAATTAGAAGGTATCCATAGTGTAACTTCTATAGGAAGTATAGTTCCTATATCTTACACTCAAACTGGTATTGAATCTGGAAGTAATGTTAATTATATAACATTTACTGAGCCTGGAGGATCAACTGTAACCGGAACAGCTAATTATTTAGGTGTGATGAGAAAAACCACAAATTCTACTTACACATTATCCAATAACAAACAAACTGTTATAACCGCCTATAATTTACCTATAACAACAGCGTCAATTAGTGCTGCTATTTTTAAAACTGGAAGTAACACAGGAATTAATGCTACTGGATCTTATACTTTAGCTTCCTCTTTCCCTTCTCCTGACTTAATAGAATCAATAACATTTAACATAACCGCTATACTAGAATCCGAAGACTCATTAGGTTTTACCGCTGGAGAATCAGCCCCATTTTCTATAGCCCTTTTTAGAGATAGAGGTGGAGTTGTAACCCAATTAACAGAACAATGGAAAACTCTCACCTACCCAGGAGGAACAACTGATTTTGGAGGTGGTTAAAAATATTAAAAAATGCCTATATTTCAAGTATCATATAATTTTAATTATACCTTGCAAAGATCTGATATGCAAGTTGATGATGAATACTTTTTAGTTCTTAAAAAAGGAGCTGGTAGTTCTTTCACAGTTAGACTTAAAACCCCCCAAATCTCTGTCACATCCCAAAACCCATCCCCAGGTGCCCCCCCTTATATAAATGATCAAAATCCAAATGGTTACTGGGAAACCGGATCTTTAAGATATTTAACAGCTTCACTTTACCTAACTGAAAATTATGGTAAAATTCAAAATCCTGTCACAGAATCTTTAAGTTTTGGGTTTTCACCTATAGAAAATTCATTCATACCTCAAGTTGGAGATAAAATTAGATTTCAATATGATCAATCTCAAGTGTACACTATATATGAAGTTATACAACCTAATGATCCTAATAATACTGAAGGTCGTTTATATTTAAAAATAGATAGAGATATATCTAGCGCTACTAATACTAATAATTATGTTTTATACAGAATTCTTAACGATGGAAAATATATAACATGTAATGTTGTAAAAAATCCTAGTGAATCTACTATAGAATTTACAGGAGTCATTATACCTAGATATACCTCAGAAAACTTACAAAATAATATTGAAAATATAATTTTAAGTTTAAAACAAAATAATATAATAGAAAATTAAAATTTAACATATTTATTACATATAATATAAAAAATGGGATATTTAAATAATGCTGTTGTAACAGTAGATGCTATCTTAACAAATAAGGGTAGAGAGCTTCTAGCTAGAGGTGATGGTTCTTTTAGAATCACCCAATTTGCTCTTTCTGATGACGAAATTGATTACACCTTATATAATCCTACCCACCCCTCTGGAAGTGCTTTTTATGGTCAAGCTATTGAAAATTTACCTTTATTAGAAGCTTTTCCTGAAACTACTCAAAATTTAAGATATAAATTAGTAACCTTACCTAGAGGGACAGCTAAAATGCCTGTACTTGATATTGGTTATACTTCTATAACCTTAAAACAAGGTGCTTCCTTAGCTATAACACCCCAAACTCTTAATTATTTAGGATCTAATCAAACTTATGAAGCTAGTGGTTACACAGCCACTATAGCTGACATCAGAACTTTAAGTAATTTTAATGGTGTTGGTGTGAACACCACTCAAGCCACTGAATTAAACTCAACTCAAACTTTAGGTACTAATGTATCTAAAACAGTTATTGGAACAACTATTAATTTAACAGCTACAACAATTAATACTTTATTTGGTTCAAATACTCAATTATACACAACACTTCAAATTGTTGGTAGAGATAGTGGAGCCAGAATAACAATTCCTGTAATAATTACTAAAACAGCTTAATATAGAATATGTCATTCAAAAGATTAGACCCCGAAGATTTTTTAATTAGTGCTGATAGTATAACAGCGGGAGCTTGGACTGGTAATACCCCTACCCTTACCTCCTTTAACAACTCAGCTACCCAACTAGCTGGGGCTAGTGGTAATTATTATTTAAATGTTTATCAAACTACAGCTACAAATGCTGATGCTGAAGTTCAATTTAATATAGCTTACGGTAATAAAAACGGTTCTGGATCTCTCCTTTATGATTCTGGTATAAATAGTAAGTCACCAACTTCAACTATATATGGTCAATTTCAAAATATTGTTTTAGGGGATGAAAATACTGATTTTAATTTTGGAGGTACTACCATTACAGAATTTTATTCTATAACTGTTGATAGAGCTCGTTATAAAGGTAATCTTCTCCCTGGTACTTTAACATTATATATCTCTGGAGGGGCTGGAACAAATGGTCCTTTAATACTAACTGATGATAGTTTAACTTCTACAACTACAACATTTAATGAAGCTGGAAGAGTTTTTCAAATTATTAGCGGATCAGCAGGATCTGTGACATCAGCTACTATTGGGTCTTCCCAGCCTGGTTATACTCCTTCTGGATCATATGGATTATTTTTACCTGATATAGGAACTTTACTTTTGAATCCTGGGGCTTTAGGCTTACCAATCGCTTCTGGAGGTATAAACTTAGGAACACTTAGAAACTCCAACTCAGATGATAATAACCCTACATTATTATTTAATAGACTTGGTGGAACTAATGCTCAATCATTTACTTTAAACAGTCAAGAAAGTATAACATCAGACTATGTCTTTATTAGAGCCAGAAATTCTGAGTTTAACTATTCAACTAACCCATCATTCATCTCAGGATCTACAGGTGTTGTTATATTTAATGATTTTATAAATGCCCCTGTAACTTATATCACAACTGTAGGTTTATATAATGATTCTAATGAATTATTAGCTGTAGCTAAATTAAGTAAACCACTTAAGAAAGATTTTACCAAAGAAGCTCTTATTAGAGTTAAATTAGACTTCTAATGAATGGGTTACTTAAAAACACTCACAAGTAATGATGTAATTGTAACCCCGTTTACAGTTAATAAAACCTTTTCAGGTACAGAATATTATTCTTACTTTACAGGATCAAATATTCCATACCCTATAGTAGGAGGAAGTGAGGGTACAGCTAGCGCCGCTTTAGTTTTTAATTCTATAAAACAACTCTACTATGGTAATTATATATTAGGTAGTAGCGGGCTAATCTCTAACGCGGCTACTGCTTCTTTTAATACAGATGGTACTGTAACAGGCCCAGCTTACACTACTAATTATATAAATTCATTACCTAACACAACAGGATCTTTAAGATATTTTGTCTCTTCAGGTAATATTGGTGTAATTTCTATTCCTTCAAAATACTACGGAAATTATATCCAACCTAACTCTCTTAGAGTCACTATATCAGCCAGTGCTATACCATCAGGTTCTTATTATGATGATGGAGAAGGTAACTTAATCTCTTCTTCATATTTTGGAGGAAATATTATTTATCAAGATGGTATTTTAGTATTTACAGGAACCGGAAGTGGAATAGGAACAACATTCTCAGCTACTAATATTGAATTTCAATCTTCAATAACATTGTATGAAACCCAATATAAATGTACTATTAGAGCTAATGAGTATAATTATTCATTAAATCCTTCACTATTAAAAAGTGGCTCAACAGATACTTATAAAGATTTTGTAACAGGATCTGATTTTTCACCTTATGTTACTACTGTAGGTTTATATAATTCTAATCAAGAATTATTAGCTGTAGCTAAATTAGCTCAACCTCTCCCTACCTCCCAAACAACAGATACAACAATTTTAATAAATATAGATAGATGAACTGGTTATATTATGAAGACGAGATTACAAACATATCACAGTTTCCTGAAAATACTTATGGATTTATCTATAAAGTAATTCATTCTACCACAGGAAAGATATATATTGGTAAAAAGGTACTTTACCATAATCAAAAGAAAAAGCTAACTAAAGCTGAATTAGAATTATCTACAGGTAGGGGTAGAAAATCTTTATACAAGATAGTTCAAAAAGAAAGTGATTGGAAATTATATTATGGTTCTCAAAAAGAAATCAAAGAATTAATTACTCAAGGTAAAAAAGACGAATTTAAACGTGAAATTCTTCAATTTGTAAATAATAAGAAACTTCTAACTTATTTTGAGACAAAATGGTTATTTACATTTGGAGTACTAGAATACCCAGACTTATATTTTAATGATAATATTCTAGGTAAGTTTTACAGAAAAGATTTTGATACTCAAGAATAGTTTTATACCTTTATACTTTGATGATAAATCACATCCTAGTAACGCTAGTTGATTCTGTCTTAGGGCAAGGTAAAAAAACATCAAATGGTAACTATGCTTACCATTGTCCCTTTTGCCATCACCATAAACCTAAACTTGAAATAAATTTTACAGAAAATAAACAAGGACATAATCCTTGGCATTGTTGGGTTTGTAATACTAGAGGAAAAACTATAATAGGATTATTTAAAAAGACTGAAGCATCTTCTGAAAAAATAGCTGAAGCTAAATCTTATGTTAAAAGTGGATATGAGGTAGAAGAAACCATTGTTAAAAACACTCTAAAACTACCTGAAGAATTTACTCCCCTATACCCAACACCTTCTGGTATCTCAGCTAAACATGCTTCATTTTATTTAAAGAAAAGAAATATAACAACTGAAGACATTATAAAATATAATATTGGATATTGTGAGTTTGGAGAATATGCTAATATGATTGTTATTCCTTCCTACAATGCTAATGGTGAACTTAACTTTTTTGTAGGTAGGAGTTTTGAAAAAGAATCTTTTAGAAAATATAAAAACCCATCTGTATCAAAAGATATTATACCTTTTGAACTTTTTATAAATTGGGAATCACCTATAGTATTGTGTGAAGGTCCTTTTGATGCTATGGCTATTAAACGAAATGCTATTCCATTATTAGGAAAGCATATTCAAAATAATTTAATGAAAAAAATTGTCACTTCTAAAGTAGAACAAATTTATATAGCTTTAGATAAAGACGCTCAAAAAGACGCTTTAGATTTTTGTGAAGTGTTTATGAACGAAGGTAAAGAAGTACATTTAATTGATATGGAAGATAAAGATCCATCAGAGATGGGATTCAAATCCTTCTTAAATTTACTTCACAAATCAACCCCTCTAACCCTATCAGGGTTATTAAGTAGAAAATTAATGATATGAGTAAAATAAAAAACTCTTATGGTAGAATATTAGAGATATCTGATGACCATAAGCAAATAACACTCCCAGACTCCAGGTATTATAGACGCAATGGGGAGTATTATCCATCTATAACTTATGTTTTAAGTTATTATCCTAAAGGAAAATATTTTGAAGATTGGCTTAAACAAGTTGGTTATGCCGCAGACCATATAGTTAAAAGAGCAGGTGAAGAAGGAACTCAAGTTCATGGAATGATTGAAGATTATCTTAATGGTAAAGAACTTAGTTTTTTAGATGATTTTGATAATCCTCAATATAATCCTGATGTTTGGCAGATGTTTATAAAGTTTGTAGATTGGTGGGAAACATATAACCCAACTTTAATTGAACCTGAAGTTCATTTATTTTCTGACAAATATAAAGTAGCTGGTACTTGTGATTTGGTTTGTGAAATAGATGGAGAATTATGGATTATAGACTTTAAAAC